AAAATTTACCCTTCCGTCTATGCCTAAGAGACATGGACGTAAAACAGATGCCAGCAGAAGCGCCACAAGCCCTTTGCTGGCTGGTGGATCAAGGGATAGATCTGAACAAACCATTCAGTCAGGTGGAACATGCAATACACCCCTGCTCAGCAGGCCTGCTGTCGCCAGCGATGGCGCGGCCAGGTTTGATGTTGAAGGAGCGTATGCCGATGCAGGAGAAACGAAAGGCCCCATACCAACAAAGGTCCATTGGGCCCCTCGCCACCTCTCCACACGGCACGACTCGGAAGATGACGAAGGAAAGAGTAGAGGAGACTCGAGACCTCGAAATCCTAGGGTCGTTGCAAACACGCCAATTGCGAGAAGCTCAGGTAGAAGTCGAGAGCGCGGACGCTTACCATTGCCCGTACTCCCACGACCTCAACCTGTCGTGCCCCTGCGCCCCCAGCGCAGCCGCAGCGAGGAGCGAGGCAGGGTCAGGCGAGATGACCTTGCCGTTGCCCCCCGTCCAGCTAACGTGCGAGCGCCAGTCAACCCGGCCCCCGTACAGCGACCGAGAGAAATTAACTTTGCTCCGGTTCATATGCTGGCAGCAACTCTCAGAAATGCGCGATGTGTAATTGGACCACCCCCACTGGCTAGGTTGTTACAACAACAGCTTGGTCTGCCTATTGTGAATGTTGGAGAAGTAGTTTGTATGGTGGAAAAGCAACTACTGAGATGGAATGAGGTGCTGGCTATCGGGACCGCTGATCCCCGATTACGGTGCAGGGTGTTTTTAGAAACGGATATACCAAAGAGTGGGTTGGTCCGCAACGACAAGACGCCAGCATTTTTGCCAGTACTCTACGAACCGTGTCTCCCCGCGGTAAAGGAAGTGCTCGAACAAGTAGGTCACTTGACGGTGAAACGGACTAGTATTCATGCTAACGAGAAATCCATGCGTGAGCTAGGTATGCTGAAGATACTCCAGAATTGTCGTGGTATGCGAATTGGGATTGGAACGTCCCGGGCGCAAGCCAGATATTTTGACCACAACTGCAGTCCCGTTTTGACTAATGATGACCACGTCCACGAAGTGGAAAGAAATATTCGAAGCTGCCGGTGCCGCGCGGAGAGCTGTATACATCTACCTACGGAAGGGGTATGTTCCTTTGGGATGATCCATGTGTACGACGTGGACCTCCGAAGGTTCTACACGAATTTGGTGACTAAGCATTGTGAACCAGAAATGGTAAAGGTCCTTGCGGTGTGTAATAAATATTGCACTTCGTCGGGAACCATGGATGGTGGTGCATTTTTCGCCGATGAGTCAGGAGTGATTCAAGCATCTGGAGGGGATCAGGATGGTTACATCAATGGTTCCCATTATCAGGATTTGGTTTGTCCTGGTTTCCATCTGCGTGTCTGGGTAACCCCCATTTTGCTCCTAAAGGCTTTGATTATGGCTTTGCCGTGTATCATTGCCGCCTTCCGTCAGGATTGGGTCTTGGGACTTTTGCCCCTTTTGGCTCTTGTGTACTTGCCCGAAGTCTTGTCGTATATGTTCCCAAGACGTCTGTGTTCGGTCCGTGGAAGCCGCACTATTGGTGAGCGGTTGCATGCGGGGTTGCGGAATTATACTATTGTTAACAAGCAGCAGTATATAGTTCCACGACATCCGTTGACCTTTGTGGTGTCGAGGTTAGTGCGTGGGAGGGTGAAGATCGTTGATGTGCCGATGTGCTGTACTGCCATTGGTGATATGCCTGTGCCGTATCGCCATAGTGGATTTGTGTACACCTATCATCTCAAGCGTACTGTCTACAATGAGTGTGTGGCCAGTATGACTTCTGTTAAAGATAGGACATCAAAGATCACGGCGGCTAGGAGAATGATTGTAGCTCGCCGGCAGGATGATCCGCCTGAGGAAGCTTTGGAGGCTTTGGTTAACATGTCTATTGGGAAGACTATCAAGTTTGAATACGAGAGTACTGATTCTCAGCTCTTTCCCGAAATGCCAGATATGTCCAATTCTCCCTGGCTGTCCATTACGGCACGGGTGAAACAGTTGTTGCGTCACCCAAGGATTTACCGCCTATACTCCCCACCTCTGGTATTTCACCACGGGTTTATCAATGAGCTGTCTGCCTTGATGGGGCGCGTTTTAAAACGACGTACCGATACTACGCGCTCAGGTTTTTGGCAGGAATGTCTTGACGCCATGCCCCGTTTTAGGCGCGTGGCGGAGATGACCACAACTGAATTGATCGATTCCTTGGATGGCCCTGCGAAGCGGCGTGCTCGCGAGGCTCTTGTTTGGATTGGGTCATGTGGTGTTACTCTTGGGAATGTGGACGCTAAGCTGAAGTCTTTTAATAAGATCGAACGAGCTAAGTGCGCCGCATCGGCGTGGCAGAAGGCCCCTCGCGCCATCCAAGCACCATCAGAAAACGTCAAGCTGCTCACGGGTATTTTTACGCGACCTATCGCCTTTGTGATGAAAATGATGTTTAGCATCCTCTCACCCATCTTCTTTGCTTGTGGGTCTGACAGACTGGAATTGGGACGATGGAGAGCCGAAGTGGAGACACGCTTTCGGCCTTGCTACGCTATTGAGATTGATGGCGATTCTTTTGACCGGAGCGTCACTGTTGCTGCGCGGTCTGCTGTACGTACTTGTTACCGACGTATGGGCGTCAGTGATGAGTATTTGCGCTTTCATGAACGCACGGACACTGTTGATGGTAAAATGAGCTGCGGCATAGCTTATACTATTAACGATGGACAGACGAAATCCGGTTCTACCGATACTACGATCTCAAACTCCATGGATCTTATCATGGTCGTTACTAATATGATGCGGACATGCCCTACCAAAGACTGGGCTGCTGCTGTCATGGGTGATGACATGGTTATGTTTCTTGGTGAAGGCGCTGGACCTTGGCTGACTGAGGCATATGCATCACAAACTTATCTTGATGCTGGTCACACACCGAAAGTTCGTTGGCACAACCACCCTGAATGTGCTAGCTTTTGCTCGTCCTATTTCTGGCCTATCAGGGTCGATGATGTTGAGAGTTACGTTCTGGGCAATATGCCTGGACGTACTCTACGCAAGTTTGGTGTTTCGGAATTTGGAAACATCGAGGATGGACACATTGTTGGAGCTATTCATTCAATGTGGCCCGGGTGGGTTGGTGTGCCAATCTTACAGCAGGTATTTGAAAATTTACTTGCGAGTTTGACGGCTGAACCGATCTTGCCCAGTGACTGGAGTTGGTGCACCAAACTCGTCAACCCAGAATCCTTTGATGCCCATATTGACGTTATCCGATTTGCGTTGGACCAGGGAGTTGAACACTTTTTACGACCCCCTGGCACCATTACACCTAGTGACCGCATGGGTACAGTGTTTAATCTAATCTATGGGATGATGCCCGACGCTGCGTTAGCGCAGTGGCGGACCAGTCCGGAGCGACTGATTGTCCACATGGAAGAGGTTGAGCGCGATCTTCTGCCCTGCGCCCAGTAGTTGGGGCCGCGTAAATAACAACCACCTCTCGCACACCACCAACTGCGAAGATTGAATGCCAAAGAAAACTCCGAAGAAAAAGCCGGCGGCTGCGCGTGCCGCCGGCTCCCGCCGTGCCGGCGTTGAGTCCGCCCGAAGAGTCACTGATCATCAGCGCCTCTGTGTGGCGAGATATGAGTACTCAGCTTCATTCCCTGGTGAGTCTACTAGCCAAATTCCGGTTAGTTACTTCCACTTTGAAGGCACGCGTTTAGGGAAGATGATGGATTTGTATGAAAGATACTTCGTTAACTCCTTGCGGTTCAAGTTCGTTCCGTCTACCTCCTTGGTTTCTGTGGGCTCTGTTGAGCTCGCATTTGACTGGGACGTTATGGACGCTGTGCCGTACAATGAAGATCTGATTGCAAGTTATGCCGACTATGCGATTACTCCTATCCGAACAGGTACCACCTTAACTGTTAGGAACAAACGTATGGTTGATGGACGTTGGCTCGCTCCTGCTAAGTTTGTGGCTCCCGCATCCGATCTGCGGCTGTCCTCATTTGGCAAGTTGTTGATAAGGATCACTTCTGATGAGGTGGCCTCTTTCAACATTGGATACATCGATGTGTACTACGACATTGTTTTGGAGATTCCAGCTATGCAATCCCCGACTCTGACGTGGACCGCCATCGCAACGGCTGACCCTGGTATCACCGCCGCTTCTGCTGTGGTTGATTCCAAGGGCCTGCCTATGATCCTTGGGCGTGACGGCGCTACATCCAACGGCCAGTTACGTTTCTACTCTGCTACTACCACCGCTCCTACGCAGGTTGAAATGACTCCCGACACCATTTATCGCGGAACACTTTCTGGGTACCGCGGAGCCTCCGGGCTCCAAGACTCACGTGGCCGGGCCATTGGCCCTGGAACCACACTCTTCTGGAGATCTGCCGAGTTCATGCTCAGTGCTGCTACTGATGGCATCCTTAAGGTTGTCACCACTGGCATCATTGGTGCGTTGGGACTCGATCCCCAATTCGTAGAACCAGTGTACGCTACTGCTGACACGGGTACCAATGCACTTCTTTTGAAGGACATCTGGTCAGCTATAGTGTGATGAGACTACTTCCTTCCAACCCAGCCCGGTCGGGGTTATGACCGGGGCTGCTGTATGCCGTC